GCTACGAACTCCCTTATTCGAAGGAAACTGAGGACAAGGTCCTCAGTACTTTCCTCGAAACCGACCGAGAGGTCGGGAATTGGGATAGCGGTTCCGTCGACCAGAGCGTTCTGGCTGTTGCTAGACGCCTGCTCGACCTGGTGTTTGAAGGGTTTGACCCAAAAGACATCAGGCCTCGGAACGGACCTGGGGCAGTAGCTACTGGTGAGCGCCTCGAAGAGAAGTGGGTATTCTCCCGCCTCTACGATGGTATACACCAGGTTTACCCCTACTACGATTTCTACGTTGTGGGGGGGGCTCGCGAACTCCATGATCGGTATACCTGGTACCTTTCTTTGGATCGGCTTGTAGCCGGTACAGCGAAAGTGTGTCTTGTACCGAAGGATTCGAGGGGTCCACGTCTGATATCCTGTGAGCCATTGGAATACCAATGGATACAGCAAGGTCTTGGACGTGCCATCATGCTACACGTGCAGTATAACAAACTGACGTGTGGCATGGTGAACTTTGCGAAACAATCTATCAACCAACGTCTGGCACTCGAATCGAGTGTCCATCGCGTCAATTGTACGATTGATCTCAAAGATGCCTCGGATCGCGTCTCCCTTAAGCTAGTTGAAGAATTGTTCCCTAGGGAACTGTTCAAATACCTTAAGGGATGCCGCACCGTAGCCACTACTTTACCTAATGGTATCGTATGTGAATTGAAGAAGTACGCGCCTATGGGAAGTGCTTTATGTTTCCCGGTCGAGGCGTTAGTCTTCTGGGCGCTATGCGCCGCTACGGTCCACTTGGTAGGTCGCGTGTCGCTACGACTCGCGGCGCGTCAGGTGTATGTCTACGGCGACGATATAATCGTTCCGTCGATGTTCTTCTCTGACGTTTGCGAAACTCTTGAATCCTGCTCACTAAGAGTGAACAGAGACAAGAGCTACGTAAGTGGGAACTTCCGTGAAAGCTGTGGCGTCGATGCATTCAATGGCGTTGACGTTACACCGGTCAAGGTTAGGACCTACTGGTCGGGTAACCCCAGAGATGCGTCCTGTTATGCATCTTACGTGGCCTATGCCAACGAGCTGACTGCTCGCGGTTACGTAAGTGCAGCGGGATACATTGTAAAGTTGATCGAGGCAGTCTACGGACTGGTCCCATATGGGACCTCTCGATCCTCCTTTCCCTGTATCCCGGTAGATAGTGTGGAAATGGCAGAGTTCTTAAACATGGAACAATGCAGGATCCAGACTAGGTACAACGGGCGACTGCGCCGCAGAGAGTTCCGAGTCAAATTTATCGCAACCGCGAAGTTTGATTCGTCTCTTGACGGCTGGAATCGGCTTCTTCGGGATTTAAACCAAGGAGTCGGTCCCGACCCATCTCGGGTGGTGGCATCTCGTGCCACTAAAATACAATACGGG